ATTGGTGCAGTCTGAACCATTCGATTGGTTCAACTTGACCCAATCTGCTACACAAGGGTTTGAGCTATATTTTTGCTCCAGCTTTGAGAGCTCAACATAGTTGATAGTGAAGTAATTTGTTTTGTTCCACTTGTTGTTATGAAGCTGAGCCACAGTGATTAAATTGAGGGTTTGCAATTTTTTAACAATGCGCTTTGCAGTACTTTTAGATATCGTGCCACGCATCATTTCCACACACTGCTCTTGCGTGTTGTAAACCCAACTCTTGCCTTCGTGTTGGTGTTGAGACACACCAAGCCAGAAATGTAATTGCTGAAGAAAAGCCGCCGCCTCAAATGAGCCGAGCTCAATTACAAGCGTCGGTGAAATCACCATCGGATTTTCATTAATGAGAAGTTTACTCATGTCCACCCCCGAACTGCTTATTAAAATCGGCAAGCAGTCTTGAGAATGTGGACAAGTCAACTTTGACTGATTCGACATAAGCTTTGCACTTTGGGCAATTCTGAGGATCAACACAGTCTGGGCTGTGGTAACTATTTGCCCTTTGGGTGTGTTGTGGTATATTGTTTGGTAGATTCATTTCGTTTCCCTAAGTTTCGAATTGAGTTGAAAAGCCTGATCTCGCAAATCAGGCTTTTTCTCGTTGTAGAGCTGATAAATACTTTGCACACTCGCCTTTCATGGCCTTACGCAAAGACTGAATTTTTTGTTCTATTTCTTCCAGGATGCGATCTGTCTCATCCATTTCAGCAGGTGTCACCACACCATCTTCCAGAGCAGATAAAACCTGCTTGTTTGCTGCACCATTGCCTACATTCATACCAAGAAGCGATTCAAGAACACCTAGCTCATGATCCCTGCCTTGAGCTTGATCTACTGGAACCAATACAAAACCTAATTTGTGCGCCCACACTTTTAATGGAGCTGGGTTTTGCGTATAAGTCAGCATTGCTTCAAATGCTTTCAGGCTCGGCAGATGGTTTTCCATGTTTGGATTGGCATAGTTCAAAATCGTGTTATGAGACACGCCAACAAGATCAGCTATCTCTTTTGGAGTAATGCCGTTCGACTGGTGCACCATCTTGTGCAATGCAGTTTTGGTCTCTTTCGATATATCCATGTGAACACCTTGTTTACTTTCACGTTTATTTAATTCGCCCACCAGACCATAATTCTCTTAATGGTTAAGCAGCTTCCGGTTTGCGTTTGATGGGTTTCTTTCCTTTCGATAGGTCGAGAATCTGATATTCACGAACTAAAGGGATTCTTTCTTCAGGCCACTGACTGATGGCGTTATGGGTAATTCCTAACTTTGCTGCTAACTGCGTTACAGTGCAGTCCAGTAAAGTTAAGGCTTCAGATTTAGTCATCTAACTTACCTTAAAGTAATTTAACTTACCCTATTAAACTACATAAAACTTACCTAGTCAATTGGTAAGATTACTTACATAATATTTTGTGGAATTACCATGGAAACTCTGGGTGTACGACTTAAAAGATTGCGATCTTCAAAAAAAATAACTCAGCAAAAATTAGCTGACGCAATTGGCGTGTCTAAGACTTCTGTTATTTATTGGGAGAAAGATGAAAATGTTCCAAAACATGAAAGTCTTATGGCGCTAGCTAAGATATTGGATACGACACCTGGTTGGCTTACTTCTGGTGAAAATGCTCCAGCTGGAGCAAAAATATAGCTCAAACCCTTGTGTAGCAGATTGGGTCAAGTTGAACCAATCGAATGGTTCAGACTGCACCAATCGAGTAGACCAATGTGAGCCAATCGATAAGACCAATGTGAGCCAATCTTTACAGAAGAATACTACAGAAGAAAACAAACAGAATATTACTGATATTCAATTTGAAGAATTCTGGAAAACCGTACCTAACAAAGATGGAAAAAAACCAGCACAAGCAGCCTTCAAAAAAGCAATTAAGAAAATTTCTCTTGATGACCTGATTGTTGCTTACAAAGCTAATGTTCAAGTATGTGAAGCACAAAATCGGTTCAAGAAAAATCCAGCTACTTGGCTTAATCAGGAATGTTGGAATGATGAATCGATCCAGAATGCAATTAAGCAATTAAAGAATCCACAACCAGCACCAAACCCTCAAAACCTTAAAACAGTAAAAGGAGCTTGGTAATGTCTGACATCCATAACATCGCAATCGAGCAATGTGTACTTGCCGCATTGATGACAGTTCAAAACTCTTATGAAGCTGTGGCAGGGGATTTAACTCAAGACTGCTTCTTCTCAACAAAGCACCAAGAGGTTTTTAAAGCTATTGCTGAATTGGCTGACTCTGGAAAGCCTTATGACGTTGTACTGGTTGAGCAAAAGCTAAATCAAAGCAAATCATTGGTTGATGCCACTGAGTATTTGATGACCCTTATGTCTGAAGCACCAGCAAGTTTTTATAACTTGGGTAGCTACGTTTCTGAACTCAACAAATTAAAAACACATCGTAAGGTTGAGGAAATCGGCAAGAAGATTGCCATGATTGCCCATGACTTAAATCTGGATGACGTTTTTTCAGAAGCGAAAGGTCTATTTAGTGGATCGGATAATCAGGATCAGAATAACTTAGGCGCAAGCTTTGAAGATTCAATCAACAGCGCATTACAGAAGATGATCGAAAAAGCCGAAGCAATGGCAGCAGGTAAACCAACTGGTGTGAGATTCAATCTACCGACTTTGGACAGCCTTATTGGTACGGTTCAAAAAGGGCATTTGTGTGTCGTTGGTGGCAGACCAGGTTCAGGCAAGTCTACTTTGGCTCAAATGCTGGCACTGGATACTGCAATCAAAAACAAAGGTGTGCTGTTTGTATCGGCTGAGATGGATAAAGAGACTCTAGCCAATCGAATGATTAGTGCCTTGAGTCTGATCCCTTATGACGAATTACATAACGCTCGTATGTCGTCAGGTGTGCTGAATGACTTCACTAACGCTCAAGCTGCCTATGCAAAATTGCCAATCTGGATCGAACCAAAGCAAAAGCCGACATTAAGCGAGGTTCGCACCTATGTACGCAAAGCAGAGCGCCGCTACAAGAAGATAGGACTTGGGTGCATCGTTATTGACTACTTGCAGTTACTTCGCAATCCGAGCCAAAGAGACCGCATTCAGGAGGTGGCATCAATCAGCCGTGAACTCAAATCCATGGCGAAAGAATTTGAATGCCCAGTGATTGCATTGGTGCAGTTAAACCGTGATGCAGACAAAGGCTCACGCCCAAAGAGTTCAGACATTAAAGAATCAGGTCAGATTGAACAGGATGCAGACCAGATCGTTTTATTGCACCCAAAACTGCAATCAGAGGACTTAATGCCGACTGGCGTGACTGAAGTGCTTGTGACTAAAAACCGTCATGGCAAGAAGGGGATTGTGTTGGTTCAGGATCAATTGGATGTATGCCGTTTTGCAAGTGTGGCTCAAGAGCAAGTAGGGGGTGGGGTGTGAAGATTCTAATCGCATGTGAGTATTCAGGCCGCGTCCGTGATGCGTTTGCTGCGCTTGGTCATGATGCTATGAGTTGTGACCTACTGCCAACTGAAGCACCAGGTAATCATTACCAAGGCGATGTCCGTGATGTATTGAGTGAACAGTGGGATTTGCTTATTGCCCACCCTGAATGCACATATTTAACCAATGCAGGCGTTTGCCATCTGCATACAGATCCGAAGCGATGGCCAAAGCTATTTGATGCGGCTGAATTTTTCAAACTGTTTTTGAATGCCGACCACATTCCAATGCGAGCAATCGAAAATCCAATCATGCATGGATATGCAAAAACCTTAATAGGTGGGGTAAAACAAAGCCAGGTTGTTCAACCTTGGATGTTTGGACACATGGAGCAGAAAGCTACCTGCTTGTGGTTGAAAGGTTTAGAGCCACTACAACCAACAAATATCGTCAAGGAAGAAATGATGCTTTTACCAAAAAATCAGCGTGAAAGATTGCACTACTTGTCACCAGGTCCTGACCGATGGAAAGAGCGCAGCCGGACTTATCAGGGGATTGCTGATGCCATGGCTATGCAGTGGGGTGGTGATGTGCGTCAGGGTGAACAGGAAGATTTATTCGGCGGTGCAGCATGAACAAAATCCTTCAACAAAGAATCGAGTCGGTACAAGCTGGCAAAAACATAACTCATGCTCAGATCGAAGCTAAACGCAGTCTACGTGAGCAGCTAGAGCGTGATGTTGAAAACTTCCTTGCGGGAGGTGGGGAAACTCAAGTGCTACCGATTGGATTCACTCATTTTAAAGATGGTGTTATCCCACAAAGCAAAGCGCAGGTGATTAGCGGCAAGGAGCGACTTGATCGGGAAAAAGCGATTGAGTTAAAGAATCAAGCAATTAGAGGGCGAGAGAAGTTTGGTTCTGATGGCATGTGTCTATATTTTAATGCAGCTCCAGTCATTGCTATTTTTAGCTCAGGCCAGTCTCCTTCAAGAAAATTATTCACATTAATTCATGAGATCGTGCATTTAGGCTTAGGTGAAAGTGTTTTTGATGGACACTTGTTAGAGTCTAACAGTAAATTAGAAAAATACTGCGATCGTGTGGCTGGCTATGTTGTTGCTCCCCCACAAATTGTCAATGAGTCTTTCAATAAAGCTTTAAATCTTGAAGATAATATTTTACTTATTCGCAAAAAGACGAAAGCGAGCAAAGCAGCAATTGCGATTCAGCTTAAAATATTAGGATTGATTAATCAAAATCAGCTAAATGAATACCTTGACTATATCAAACCCAAAGAAGGCGGTGGGTTTGGTTCAAAAAAAGAAAATATGGTTCTCAAGTATTTTGGGCATAGTTTTGTTGAGAAAGTAATGAGTGCAATGTGGCAAGATCAAATATCATCAAATATTGCAAAAGACATTCTGGGTTTTCACAAGAAATCTAAGCCTTCTGCGTTTAAAGAATTACAGCAAAAGGTATTCTAATAATGATGAAAATTAGTTTAGATACAAATGCTGTATTGGATTTTTGCTACAGAACATATCCTGAAGATGTCTTTCCTCAATTATGGGGAGTTTTGCACTCCTTTAAGCTTGCTAATACAGTCAAATTCTTTATATGTGACTCTATCTTAAGTGAAATAGAGCAAAAAATTTCTGATTATAATTATGATGAGGATATTTTTCAGAATTTCTTAGATAGATTTTCGGTTCGAAAAATCACATCAGATGAGCATGGGGCTTCTACTCTAGAGCTTAAAAAACAATTATTAAGGTTCCCCGCCTCCTCTGACTCCCATCATGTTAAGAAAGATAATTACGCTGACTTGGATGTTATTAGTCTTAGCCATCATCTTGGCTCGGGTGCTTGTGTTTTAACGTGTGAGCAAAAAGCGCCTGTGTTTAATTGGGATGCGAAATCCCATAAAGGAAACCTTAAAGTTCCAAATATATGTGAAAAGTTCTCGCTAGATTGTGGTAACTGGCCTCAGGTCTTATTAAAACTTGGAGTTGTAGTTTAATTTAAGTCAAATATCTCTTAATCAACCCATCCCTGTGATGGGTTTTCTTTTGTCTATTAAAACATAGAAAGTAAGTTTTTTAAAAAATAAAGTAATTTTAGTTACCAAATCGCTTGACCATAAAGGTAAGTTAACTTACTATAAACCTCGTAAACACAAAAAAGCCCAGCAACTTTAGACGGGAACTGGGCTTCTACACAACGAGGTCATTATGACAACTAAATTCAATATTCTCAAGTCTGCATTCATTGCAGCATCAATCAGCGCGGGGATAGCAGTAGCTTACGCTTTCCAGCCTGCCAAAGTCGCTGATGATAATCCTCAAGTGGTTATCACCGCTCAAAAATATGAAGTGCTTAAACGTACTTGCCATGAAACCTGTTTTGCTACTGTCAAAGCTGACGATTACAGCATTTATGTTGAATATGCCCTAGATGATGGCTCGGTAGAGTTTCTGGACATTCTTAATGTCGTGCGTCATGAGGAAGCGGTTAATGCGTACGTTGATCGTTATGAGATCGAAAAGATTAACGCTGCGATTGCTGGGGGTGTGAAGTGAATGCATCTGAAAAACGTGAATTGCTCGAAGCCATGGATATTTTGATTCGTCGCCCAGCAGCAGCCACCGAGAAAACAATGCTTGTGGCTATTCAAGGCTTTGGAAAGCTTCTTGAAGAACTGACTGATGGCTACATGACTGTAGTCCCAGTTGAAAAGAAAAATATTGATAAGGCATTTAAAGATAAAGCCATGGGGGTTAAGCCATGAACATGCTCTCAACCTACGCACCAGAAGCCGCAACATTTCAAGGCTTGGTGGTAGCAAAGGAATTTTACATTCAAGGCAATGCGGTTCACTTCTCTTTGATCGTTGCTGATCATCCGCAAGTTTATGTGACTGCTGTTGTTGAGGCGAATGACGCAACTGACTCAACTGCTTGGAACACCACAAGCGACCCACAAAATGAGATTGATGTGGATTATGACAAGTTGGAAATCGCAGCTTATAACGTGGCAATTGTTGAAGATTTTGACGAAGTTTTAGCGACTCAAGGTCAGCCGTTTTTACTCACGCAGTCACAGGCTCAAAGCTTAAACGACATGCTGAATGAGCATTTTGAAGAATTAAAAATTAATGAATTAAAAGGAGTTGCGTAATGGAATTACAAGTATTAGAACAAAACGTCATTGTTCAGGCATTTGCAACTCAGGGCGGAAGTCTTTTATTGGTTGACCGTATTGCGCCTCATTTTGAAGATGAGATAAAAACTCATCCTCAAATTCTTGATAGTCAGTAGGCACCGAACTCCCAATTGCTTTTTGAGTGTCAGTAAACAGCTCAGATCCGCCGACCGTAATTTCCTTGCCCTGCATTTCTTCGACCGTGTATTCGTTTCCAATTTCCTCTGGAAAGGCTTTGCGCAAAGCACCAGCTTCAGCACATTTAGCTAATTGGCCGCGCTTGCGCTTCGTCCACATTGAGTTCAGGCCGCCATCCTTAACAGTGGCGCATGCTTCTTCAAAATATTCGGTATGGCAAAACGGAACCTTGTCACCGTGGATGATCCGGTACACAGTCACGGTGCATGACTCTGGAACCGTGTGCACGACATTGCCAAACTTAATATCAACCATCGGGCCAAATACTGGCGCATCTTGACCTGCATACTGGTTGGTACGTGTTGCGGTAATTCGATGCTCAGTGATAGACGGCATAATCACATCACGCCATTGTGATTGACCTGTTTTAGAGTCCTTCACGCTCATTGGCACGATATGGCAAGGCTTCTTCATGATGTCGAGATTACGTGCTTTCGCATACTCAACCGCCATGATGATCGACTCAGGTTTTGCACCTGGAAAGATCGAAGATGTAAGGGCAGACCACATCGACTCATCAAGGTCATAATCTTTGATTGATAAGCCTAATTGGTTTTCAACTTGAGCTACTGCATTCATATTCTTATTCCTTAAAATTTGATCGAAACGTGAGGCACTAAGCCTTTATTGATTGCATTTAGAACAGCTTTACCCTGATCAACACTTAAACCAAGATCAGTCAGACCTTTAAGCGCTTCGCTACAGATTTGTTTTCTATGCTCAACATTGGCCAAACGTGCTTCTTCTGCTTTACGCTCAGCTTCAGCTTTGGCGGCTTGTTCAGCCTCAATTCGCTTACGTTCATTTTCAGCAGCCTGCACAGCACGTAATTCCGCAGCTTCTTTTTCAGCTTTCAATCGAGCTTCGCGCTGTTCTGATTCAGCCTTTTCACGCTGCACACGCTCAGCTTCAAAACGTGCTTTTTCTTCTGCTTCACGAGTAGCTTTTTCAGCAGCTTCTCGGGCAATGCGCTCTTCATGTTCACGTTGCAATCGAGCTTGTTCAGCAAGGCGTAGGCGCTCTAATTCAGCCTGTTCAGCTTCGTATTTTTCACGGCTGACAAGGGTACTGCGTAATGCTTCCAGTGTTTCAAGTTTTGCAATTTTTGCCTCTTGTTCGAATTCCTCAAACAAAGGGCAAATCTCCAAAACATCAAGCATTCTGATTTGCTCAGCAATACGATTTGCGGGCATATCATGGAGGACAGATGGGTGGGCAAAATCCCGAATCTTTTCAATGTCGGACTTATGCTTTTCTACACGATCCTTTTCCGCCTGTTCCCAAGCATCACGCGGTGCAAGNATTTCATCACGCANAGCATCCATGCGCTTCACAAACTGAATGCGGTCATCATCAACCANCTTGATTCGAGCNTTTTCTTCTGCAACCAAGTCTTTCGCATATTTTTCAGCAANNGTTTTTGATTTACTTACTTTCGCAGCAAGAGATCCAATTGCATCACGNCCTTTTTTAGTGGTCACATCTGGAACATGCTTTCGGACTTCTTCAGCAATACGNTCAACCAATAAAAGACTTCCGCCNTGAGTTGCAAATGCCTGAACAATGACGTTTTGTTCTAATACTTGTAATTCCATTTTTTTCTCCTAAGCAGCCAACGAATCAAGATCAGATTTAATCTTCTCAAGTCGTGCCATGTTTTCACGTGCATATTGAATGCGTACGCTGTCTGAATACTTGTCATTAAGACA